GGTCACGGCATTACCGAGCATGTCCAAGAACACGTTGACCCTGCCGTAGAACAGCTCCATGATGTTCTTGGCCTGAGCGAACGAACCCGGCACATACTCGCCGAGGATGTAAGGGTGGCAGCAGAAGGTAGACAGGATCGCAGCCTTGGTTTCCGCTGCACTCTTCTCCCAGCCCATCTCCTCGGACGTCATGCTCAGGCGTTCGATCTTCTCGATCAGGCCGTCGATGATCGCTGGGTTTCCGTGGTTGGCGACTCCTGCCATCACGCTCTTGATCGCAGCGTTGACCTGCCTGCGTTGACCGGCAGTCAGCCTCGGCCTCTTTCCCCCGGCGTCCGGGTGAGGATCGGTGCCGACGGTGACGATCGATCCCGGATAGATGCCGTTCTCGAAGAACATCTCCCTGCTGGCCCATATCTTGTCGTTGACCCTGATCGCAGGAGACTGAGATGCAGCCGGAGCGAGCGAACCCCTCGGGTCGGACGGGTCTGGCATGTAAGCACAGACGACCTGGTTCGGCTTCAATTCCTCGTGCTGTACGATAGGCTTTCCAGGGTCACCCACCTTCCACCCGGTCAGCTTCCCCTTATCGTACTGCGGGGTGACCCACGAGGACGGCAGGGCATACAACTCCATCTGATCATCCTCGCCCACCCCGCCGACGATGTATCCCTTGCCAGTCAGGTTGATGTTGGCGATGAAGCTGTAGACGAACTGCAACCGACCCTGAAACGGATTGGGCTTCTCCAGCAGCTTCTTCAGCGGGTGATCCTCGTGGACCTCCAGCTCGGACTCTGCTGCCTTGCTCCGCATGGACGTGGGCATCGACTTCAGCAGCAAAGCCTTCCGCCCCCTCGGCTTCTTCTCCTTCTCCTTGCCCTTGACCGACGCCACTTTGGTGTCGGCCTTGCAGGCATGGAGGGATGTGGCGTTGATAGCCGAGTAGACGGTGCCTCGGAATTGAGCGAACCGTTCCTTGTACTTGGACTGCTCAGCCCAGCGGCCGAAGCCGAAGGTGTCGGCGGGAGCCAGCGACCCGCCGATCACCCCGTCTGCTTTCATCTGCAACGCCCTGTTCATAGACGTTCCGACCGCCGTCTCGACGATACGCTGACTCTTTTCGAGCAAGGTCATCATTCATCCTTCACGTTGTAGGACACTCTTCGGCGGACCTGATAGTCCAGGTCGGCCATTGCACGCTCCAGGATCAAACGATGCTGAGCGACCAGGCTCGGGATGACGTGGTCGGTGGCGATCTGCAACTCGTTGCGAACCGCCTCCATCGCAGGCTCGTACCGTCCGATCAGCAGCTTGGCCTCGGACAGCAGAGCTTGGTTGTCAGAGATCGCTGATTCGAGGTCCGCCTGAATCTTGTTCATCCAGGTCTCCTGCTCCTTCATCTCCTCCAGCAGGTCCTGCGACTTCTTCAGCCAGGCCGATGCAGCAGCAACCGCACCCTGCTGCCTCCTCGTCCGCAGCCTCGACACCATCCTCACCAGCAACCTCAACATCGTCGTTCTCCTTCTTCAGTTTCAGCAGGGTGGCCCTGCGAATCTCGGCCAGCTTGGCACTGACATCGGCCAGCGGGAGCGGCTCGGGCGTTGCATCTTGAGCCTCCTTGACCAACAGGTCCATCAGCATCAGCACGGCCAGCATGTTATCGTTGGTCGGCCATTGCCAACTGGTCTTGTGGGTCCTGATCGATCCGGTGACTGGATCGATCTTCCAGGCAGCGACCATCCACTTCGATCCGGTCAACTTGCCCAACGCTTCGATCAGGGTGTTTCTCGCTTCCGACTCGCTCTCGTGTTTCATCGTTCTTCTCCTCGTTACATGTGAATGACACCAGGCCTCGCATCGAGACCGTTCTCCTTGCAAAAGGCCAGCAACTTGCCGAGCAACAACTCGGCCCTCGCCGACCCCTCGAACTCTTGGGACGCATCCTTGTAATCCTTTCCACACTCCTCGCCGTATTGCAGCAGATACTCACCTCCTGCAAACTCGCAGACAGCCGACGCCACCAAGTCGATCTTGACGACGACCGCATCCCTGCGGCTGTCTGCTCCCAACGGATTCTCCGTCCGGTCGTACCAGACCACTCCTCCGACGGCCTTGTCCTTCTTCAGGTTGGCCAGGAAATCGTCCATCCTGTTCGTCGTGACTTTCATCAGCTCTCTCCGCTGTCAGAACTAACCATCACCCGGTAGGCGATTCCCAACCCCAGCGTGGCGTCCGGCTCCGAAGCCGAACTCACGTCAAAATTGCCGTCGCTGAACACCAGCCTGTCACGCTCGTCCACCTCCGGGTCGGTGGTGAAGTAGACCTTGTGTGTGATGCGAATGCTTCGCTTGGCTGCATAATTCGACTCGGCGTCCCCGGCGGGCTGTCGCCAGCAACTCCGGTTCGACCACAGCGTCGTCCACGAATCCTTTCCGCCACCCAGTGCTCCCTGGGTTCGGGTTCTCCGCTGAGCGGAACAGGTGTGAGGAAGGTAATCGAGGATGCTTATAGCTCTCTCCTTTGTTCTTCTGCCCACGGTGCCAGGCGAAAACCCCGCACGACCCCGCCGTTGCTCGTCATCATCTCGATCGGTCCGTACCCCGCTTCGTTCTTCCCGACCAGTCCGTTCAGCAGGCCAAGCATGCCAACCTTCCATCCACCATGCTGCTTGGCAACCTGAACGGTGGGATGGTCTGCCAATCCCTTGTTGCAGGGCACGTGACACTCAAACAGCTTCTCGACCGCCTCACCGTCTACCTCGACCAGATCGTTGAGGAAGTCCACCACATCCGATGCCAGTTCCACGTCCGCCATGACTTCACCTCTCCTCGAACCTTTTGATCTTGACGCCTTTCCAACGAGCATCCAGGAACGCCATACGATACGAGGGCGACGGATACTCGACCCCCTTATTATAGAAGCTGCGAATCAATCCCCAAGCGACCTGCCTCGGCTGGCTCCAGACGCAATGCTTGCAGACCTCGGGGTCACCTGCGACCACCGGAGTCGGGCTGTAAGCGTCAATCCCGAACAGCCTGCCGATCTGCCCACTCAAGATGCAGAACGAGAAGCCGAACGCGTCGAACAACCTGCCGCAACTCTTCTGAATGCAGCATTGATCTCCGACACCCAGGACGGGAAGCAACCCAATGTCGTGAGGGGACAACTGGGTCGGGCGGAATCCGCTCCTGCCCCCGTCCGACGACACCCTGTACCTCCAACCGGCGTCTGACTTGGGCAAGGGCTGAGTACCGTTGGAGAACACCGGCGTCCGTCCACCATAGTCCTTGTTCCACGTCTCGTGGATTAGCCTCATAGCCTCGACGAACCGAGGGTGTAGCAGGGGTTCCCCTCCGGTCACCCGAGTCTTGTCAACCTGGATTCCCGCAGTCACCACCCTGTCGTAGCCCTCCTGCAATCCTTCCAGGGTGACGTCGGAGCATGGTACGCCGATCCTGTCCAAGTATCGGTTGCATTCGCTGCACCGGAGATTGCATCGGTATGTCAAGGCTATTCCGAATCGCATGTTCATCCTGCCAGCTCGTATCCCCAGTTGACGTACGGCTCCAGCTTCTCGATCGACTCGTGCATCAGGTCGTTGCTCGACCCGACCAGCTTGGCCATCGTGGCAGAGTCCACGCTGTAGCTGTAGTCGCCGAGGCTCTCGCTGGTGATCGGACCGCCCGACCATCCGGAGCGCGTTCGTTTCTTCCTGCTCTGCAACTTGAGAATCCTGCGGACTGCTTCGTCGATCACAGCTTCCAAGATCGGAGTGGCGTCGACCAGATTCTTCTGCCCGTGCATCTCTGCCTGACTGAATCCGGCGACGTACTCGATCTTGACCGCCCCCGCCGTGACCGGCCACAGCCCCTGCGACCGGACGATCCCGTCCGAGCACACTCCGGCCCCGTCGTCGTCTTGCTGCTCGTAGGACACCCAATAGTCGGTTCCGAGGGTCTGCAACGTCTCCGTTCCGAACGCCCCTGTCTGCTGACCGAACCTGCCGTCGTAGTCGATCCACAGGTTGGTGATCGAGCGTATCGGCAGATGCCGAACCATCAATTCGTTGGTGGCCCCGGACGAATACTGCCGCTGGTAGGCGACCACGTCGTTGACTTCCCAGACGGTGGCTTGGCTGGGCTTGCTCTTGTCCAGCATCGGGTAGAACTCGACCCTGGAACGGCGGACGGGATCGTAACGCAGGTGCCGCTTGACAGCACCCTCCGCCCTGACAATAGCTGCATTGCAGAACGCCCGCTCTTCCTCAGTGATCGAAGAGGACAGCCCGACGTCCAGCACCACCTCTGAGATGTCGACGATGTTTCCCATTACGACTTCCCTGCTGCTTGGTATATCATGTCACGAAGAGCACGTGATCCCAACTTCTGCTCTTTGCCAGACCTGTCAGTGATGGCATACTGGGCCTCCATCTTGCCCATGTCGAATCCCAACGGCTTCATGTCGAATCCCATCTGCTGCAAAGCTTGAGCAGCTACATCCATATTGAGCTTCTTTGGATTCTTGGGCAGTTTCACGGAATGGGAACCTGCCGACGGTTTCCCTCCTGCACCACCTCCAGATGTGTTTCCTCCAGTGTCAGGAGATGCTCCGCCCCCTCCGCCGTGGGACATCTGATTGTGCTGGCCGGGCAGATGCTTCTCCAGCAACTGCTCGATCCTGTCCAGGCTTTTCAGGGCTTGTTCGCTGAGTTTCATGATTAGAACTCGAAGTGACTGGGAACCAAACGGTAAACGATTCCACCTGCGACCTGCACCCCTGCAGAAAGCTGAATCGCCAAGCCCTGCCCGGACGTAGAAGCACACCAGCCGGGACCACACTGAGGCAGCACCAACTGATCCTCGGCCTCCATCGGAATCGGTCCCATCAAGACGGTGCCGTCGCTGTCCGTGATCGAGACGTCCACCGCTCCGTGAGCCCCGACGGCCAGGGCGATCAACACTACGCTGTATCCGGTGACCCCTGCAACGATCTCGTTGACCGCTGCCGTGTTCTCGTCCACCCTCGCCCTTGCCAGGGACAATGCTCTGTCTGCCATGTCTTTCTCCTATGTCTTTTCGATGATTGTTTTGTTCCTCTTCAAACTCCTGAGAAGTCGATAGTGGTTGGCATCTATGCCATAGATATCATCGTACGTTCTACCCTTCAACTTAGATGATTGGCCCTTCTTTGCCAAAGCAATCCTCTGCCGAGATTCCTTAGAATGCTTTGGTTTTCCTTTCTGTGACAATGATCTCTTCAGATTCGATTCTGGAGTATTAGTAGGACGTTTTGCCATCTTCAATGCTAATACATGCTCAGCACTTAATGCCCTTCCTTTCAACGCCTTCGATACAGCTTCACAATGCGATTTTGTCTTTACCTTGCCAACCATAGCCATTGAAATAGCATAGCGATGGCGAATGCTATGCTTTCTGCCCTTCAACTTCTCAGACCTTCTTCGTCTAATCTCCTCTGGCCAACCATGCCCTCCATCTCCCCCATCTGTCAGGTTATAACCATTCGGCACTTTTGTCTTCAGCATCTTGATGCAAGCTATTTCAGATTCATTCAAGTCATCACCATCTTCACAATGCATGAGGGTTTTCCACTCAAAGGCATCAAACCCATACTTCCGAAGAGCTTTGTGGAACAGACAGGCTGACCCTTTCTCAGCGATATACTCATGCTCACGTCGACGTTGCTCCATCACCTTAACTGTCTTCCCCACGTATAGCCTTCCATTTATCTTATTCCTTGCTGAGTAGATGATACCCATTATGAAGACTCCAAAACCAAACACTGCCTGTCGACGTTCTTCCATTGACTGTCGGCCCCGTCGTAGAAGTCGATCAGCAGGGAGTACGTGCCGGGATCGATGCTGGCCAGATCGGCTGTAACGATCTTCAACCTGTTCGCTGCTCCCTTGGTGAACGATGATCCGTTGGCCGTGTTGGTTCCGCTGGTCACGGTGAACACCGCCGTGGAACCGATCCTGAGAATCGTTGCTCGAACCAGGTCGGATGCACCCGGGGTGATCGTCTCCCCGTCTCCGTCCTGGATGGTGATGTCCTTCGCCATCGTTCGGTTCTGATAGAGATAGACCAGCGACATCACCTTGCTCCGACCGGGGTGCTGATTGATTTGCCTGCGGGACCGACCCCCGTCACCGAAGAACCTCCAGGCCCCACGCCTCCCATTATAGAGGAACTGGGCCCGAACCGGGATAGGGTTTTGCCCACAGGCCAGAGGATGTCCCCGGAGCTTGAGCTGCTGACGCTGCTGCTGGAGCTGCTCAACGAGGAGCTGCTGAGGGAACTACTCAGGGAGGATTGACTGCTGGACGTCGACACCGAGCTTCGGCTACTCAGGCTGCTCAGGGACGATTGGCTGCTCAAGCTGCTGGACGCCGAACTGAGGCTGCTCTGACTGGACGGGCTGCTGAGAGACGACGAGCTGCTCGATGTTGACGAAGGTGACGAACTCTCGCTGCTGAGGCTGGACGACGTACTGCTGAGTGAGCTGCTGGAAACGGAACTCAGACTACTCGGGGACGATTGACTGCTAAAGGAAGACGATGTACTGCTAAGGCTGGACGGGGAGGATTGACTGCTCGGTGACGATTGACTCGACGGGCTGCTCAGCGAGCTGCTGAGGGATGAAGTCGAAGACGATGTGCTGGAAGGGCTGCTCTGACTGCTCGACAACGACGACTGAGAGGATCGGCTGCTGGACGTGCTGCTCAGTGATGACAGCGAACTGCTGATCGACGAAGGGGAGCTGGCACTGCTGGGTGAGGAGGGGCTGCTCTGTGACGATGCAGAACTGGTGCTGGACGACGAACTGCTCAGGCTGCTCAGGGAGCTGACGCTGGAGGGGCTGGACTGTGACGATGGGCTGCTCGACTCCGAGGATGCAGAACTCGTGCTGCTGAGAGAACTCAGGCTGCTGGAAGTCGAGGACGGGCTGGACTGTGAACTGGGTGAGCTGAGGGAAGATGTACTGCTGGAAGAGATGCTGGACTGACTGCTCGGAGAAGAGGTCGAGCTGCTGGACAGGCTTGATGCACTGCTGGTGCTTGAGCTTGAAACGCTTGATTGGCTGGAAGGTGAAGACGTCGAGCTGCTGGATTGTGACGAGGGGCTGCTCAGAGATGATTGACTTGAAGGAGAGCTGGATGACTGGCTGGATTGAGAGCTTGCAGAAGAAGTACTGCTGGAGCTGACACTGGATTGGCTGCTGGGGGAAGACGTCGAGCTGGTGCTTGAACTGGAAAGGCTTGATGCAGACGACTGGCTGCTCACCTCGGACTGACTGCTTCGACTACTCGATGTTGACGAGGGACTCGAAGCACTGCTGGCGGAAGAAGTGGAGCTGCTGCTAAGAGACGATTCTGAGCTGGGTGAAGAAGTGCTGCTGGAGCTGACACTGGATTGACTACTCGGAGAACTGGGTGAAGACGTCGAGCTGCTGGAAACCGAGGACAGGCTCGATTGACTGGATGTGGAACTGCTCGACACCGACGAGGGGCTGCTAGGGCTGGACAGGCTTGAAGGGGAGCTGGTGGAAGAAGACGAGGAACTG